ATTCTCTTCTTTAATATCAGATTCAAACCACTGCATAATAGAACTTTGTAACCACTTCTTATGTAATTTACCTCTGTAATGGATTATAATGTGTTCAATTTCTCTCTCTTGTAGGAGTTTGTTAATAACAGACCTTTGAATACCATAACCTTGATGTTTCCTAAAGAACATACTTCCATCACGGTGCGTCAAATAATATAATTTTCCATCTTCTCTCCATCTTACAATCCATCCAATAATCTTCCCACCTCTGTTTAATTGAAAAGGTTTAACTCTCTCAAACATTGATTCATTTAGTATTGGTATCATTTCTTCTTACCTTTTTTAAATTTTTCAATCATTTTAATTGCATTTTTATGTTTAGTTTTATAGTATTCTTTAACACACTTCTCAGAACAGATTAAACCTGCATCTTTCTTCTTGCACATCATACAAGTAAATGCTTTTACCATTTGCTCACCTCAATTTCAAACAACCAGTAGTCTTTTCCATATTTATTTAAGAATTCTTTCTTGGTCTTAGCAAATCTTTTGATAGTTCTTGATGGAATAGTTAAGGCTATTACATTACCCCTATCGACAAACCTACCTTCAAATTTCATTTTCATTTAATCACCTTCGTTCACATACATTTCTAGTTCTTTGGCTATATCTATTAATTTATTAACATTTGGTACAAATTCTTCAAAATTCTTTGCTGTTTCAATAGCACACTTCAAACATTCTGTACGTGTTATTTGCGAAGGCGTTCTAAATTTACTTNNCATTTGGTANAANNNCNTCANAATTCTTTGCNNTNTNNNTAGNACACTATNAANCNTANCTGATNCNTGTNANNTGCNACANNCNTTNTAAACTGTTNNNNTNTANNATTCANTCANNCACCTCANTTATATAACGCCAATTTCTTGACATTTTGGCACCACAGATACACGATTAGCATACCTGTAGTAGCTTCTTTTACTCATTCCTGTACGTTCTGTCCATTCTTTTACTGCTTCTTTGGTTGGTTTCAACCTTAGATCGTAGGCTACAGCTAATTTGGAGTCTACTTTTAATAAATTAGAACACTTTTTAGCCCAATTTTCATACAATTTCTTCTTTTCTAATATCAGTTGTACTGTTCTAAGCGATAAAGACGTGCTGGGATTTGTAAATTTGGTTAAAAAGCTCATAACATCATTACCACCTACTGTTTTGTTTAGAAAAGCTTGAAATATTTTCATCTTCTCATCATAGTGGAAATCTAATTCAATTCCAATACATCTGTTTTCAATAGTTTTCCAAATAGGGTTTTTTGGTCTTTCGTTTAAAAGGAAGATAAACTTAGCTTTAATTGGAAATATATTTGGAGCTTTTCTCTTAGGGCTTGTACTGTGATAGCTTACAAATCTAGTCTTTCCAATACTCCACAAAGCTTGTTGTAATATACTAAGTGGGTCATCTCTTCCATATAGTCCTGAAATATCATCTAAAATGATTATGTCCATGTCTTTCCATTCATACAATTGGTTGTAGAACTCCAGCATAGTGGTATATGAGCTAATTACCTTAAAATTTTGGTTCTCTTTAAATCCCTGATTGAGTAGATATTTAACAGTATTGAATGATTTACCCATTCCTGACTCACCCCTAACTATTAGCCCATTGAATCTAGTGGATTTAGTTAAAAAGTCAATTTCATCAAATAAGCTTGTGTAGAATTTCTCAATAGGTTGCTTTTGGTGTTTAATGGCTTCTAGTTCTTCAGCTCTCATCTTAGTTGCTTGTTCTTCTGATAAATAAAGAGCTTCAGCTACGTTGGAATCAGCATTTACCTCATTTTGAGGTAGTAGATTAAGAATTAGGTCTAAATTCTCACCGTAACTGAGCGTTTTATCTATGTGGGCGTCTAGGTCAATTTCTTGAATATCTAAATTCCTCTTACGACATTCATTTGTTATACGTTTGGTCAGTGTGTGTGTTTCTAGTGGTTTCATAGTATCAACCCTATTATAATTCCTGCTATGAAAACAATTAACGCAAATATCCAGCCTGATTTAACTTTTTCTTTGGCTGTTACTTTTCTCTTCAAATATATCACCTCTTTTTAAAATAGTAGGAGTTTTTATAGGGTTTAGTCGAGGGTGTATTTCCGACAACTCTATTGGCTCACTCCTAAACCAATTTCCTACTGAGGAACATTACTTAGCTAAGACCTCTTTTTGAAAGTCAGCCCAAGCTACTTTATTGAGTCTTTTAAGAACTCTATCCTGCTCTTCCCAGCTTAAATCTCTAAAATAGAGTTCAAAACTCCCTTCAATTTGTTTTATCATCATAATCATTCCAATATATACAATCAAACCTACCTTTACCACACTCTTTAATACAATCATCACAACTTTTACTCAACGATTCAGATCCTTCAGCGTCTTTCTTCTCAATAGTATGGGCTTTCATCATATTATTCATCTCTGTGTCGGTTAATTGTGTTTTCAAATTCAAAGTCATTAAGTCTGTCTATTTCTTCAATACCGTTTTGAACTGTATCCATAGCATTCATAAATGCTTTAAGCTCATAAACGGTAAATCTACTCTGTATTTTAATTTGGTTTTCATCTACCCAGCTATCTAATTCAGCTACTAATGTCATTTAAAATCAGCTCAAAATATCTGTTAATGTAGGTAGTTTAGGCATTTCCTTAGCTTTCTCTTTAATATCCATCATATTAGCGTATTCTATTTTAGTTTTGGATAAATACATCAAGAGGATAAACTTATCCCCATCTATTACAGGAGTGAGAAATCCAATATACTCTGTAAATCCTCTTCCAAAACTAAACTTAAAACACCCAACAGAATCACCTAAATAGTCAGCGATCTGCTTAGCTGTTTCTACATCTTCAGCAAATACCTCATAAGTTTTCTCAATTAAGACAGTTTTAAGAATATCCTTAGGTTTGATTGTCATTATTTCAATAGACTTAGACCTTTGATAAGGGGCTATTTCTACCTCTTCTCCGTTTGGTAGAACTGTAAAATGTTTAACGTGGTCTTTTGGAACAACACCATCAGAGTTTAACCAATTCTTAGAGAACCTTAAAGGCTTACCGTCTAAATCTGTAGAACTAAACTTAACAGGATTACCTTCTAAATCCTTATGGATTACGCTTTTATTCATATTTGTTTCTTTAATACGACTATATCTAACAGGGATATTTACCTTAAGATCAGGCATAGTCATAACTAAATTTGCTTTAAAACTCATTTAATCACCTAATAGTTTCTGTTGTACTATAAAGTCTTGTAAATCTGTTAAATTGCTCCTAATTGCGTCTTTATCTCTATCCTTAACAGCTAAACACAACATAGAACAAATGTGATTTACAACCTCTAATTTACTCGGCATTCTTCTCACCTCTTAATTTACCATTTAACTGATCCAATACTTCAAAATCAATAATCTCACTAATTGGAAGCTGGGATCTATCCCCTACCCCCTTAGGTTTTTTACTAGAAATAAGGATCTCATTCCCCCAGATTGACATCAATATCCACCTCTTTTATATCGGCTATTTCTTCAAGAGCTTTTAAATCAGCAACGTCTTCTCTTATTTTATCTAGTTTACGTTGGCTATCACAACCCTCACAACTACATAATGGTTTCATTCAAACACCTCAAACTATATATATCATTTATTATATATAAAGCTTTGTACACGTTCCTTTATGCCTTTAAAGAAAAATCAAAAATCGCCTTTAAAGAGAAGCCCAAAAAAAAAAATTATCTCATTCGTACGATCAAAATTCATCAGGTTAAAACACACAGAATTAGAAAAAAAAAACCTTAGAATTAAGCTTTCTTAACTATTGGTTTATCTATGTTTTCAAAATGGTCTATTAGATTAGACAACCGACTTGTTTTTATACACTCTATGACTACTTTATTAAGCTCTGTTCCACGCTCACAATAAGCTATACATTGTCCTACACATTTTATAAGTAGTGTTTTAATCCATTGTTCCATTATTTACACCTCTTATTCTATTAATTACGACATACATCGTATTCTATACAATATTATACACAATTACCATGTAGCCAACCATATTATAAACAATATAAAGATTAATAGGAATATTCTTATTAACCATAGTATACTATTTGGTAATGGTTCTTGGTTTCTGTGGTTATTATAACCCATATTATACACCTATTACCTCTTTTTTATGGATATAGGTTAGTTTATTTAGTGAATTAAGACCTACTAGCTTAGTAAATAGACTAGGTTCTTGAGTTATTACTCCATTTTTTAATACCCACTTAGGTTTTATCATATAATCACCTTATTTTTATGTTTATCATATGTACACCTCTTTATAGTTCTCATAGGTTCTCAATACCATTTTTTAAATACTCTTTCCATAGATTTACGTGATCAGGGTACACCTTAGCTATTAATCTTCTATTGTCTAGATCACTCTTAGCTATTAATTTAAACAACATAGTATTAAATGATCCATTAATATTTGTATTAAGCATTGCTTTTAAATCGTGTTTCATACTATCTTTTTTTATATCATTCATATTATACACCTCTTCTTAGATAGTTTATTATCTTAGATCCTATTATCTCTGTTGTAATTATAGAGTACATCATATTTGCTGTGTTGTCTATGATCTCAATTTCTACTATCATATTAAGTTATTGTCTTTCAGAGTATATAAAGGTATTGATATAAGGATAAATCAATAAGGATAGTTCCATAGAAAATAAAGGGGTACACTCCATAGGGGGGGTACATTCTTAGAGTCATATACATACAACAGTTAAGATGACATTATGACATTAGAGATTAGTGAGTCATTAATCTACGACATCATCAGAACATAGAGTACGACAATACATTAAGTTATACTCATTGTTATTATATAATATAGGATATGTAATTATTATTATAGTTTATTATAGTACGGAGGGGTAGTGAAAGAAGGGTTACTTAGTATGGGACAGTATCTTCAAAAGGGTATATATATAAAATTTTCTGAAAAAAAATGCACCCTAAACTTTATATAGATTGAATGATATATACATTACAGCCTAAAAATTATCGCAAAAAATTTTGAGGGCATGAGGTGAACTGAATGAGAAAAAGAATTTCAATATGTTTTGATGAAGAGACAGTAAGAATGTTGCAAGAAGAAAAAAATCAATCTAGGCTTCTCGAAAAATTATATCTAAAATATAAAGGATATGAATTAAAATTAACTAAGACTAAATTGATTGAGGTTAAAATACCGGAGTTGGTGAAAAGTGACGAAAAAGAAGGGGACGTGGCAGAGGAGCTTCAAGAACAACCCGATCGAGTTTTATGAATGTCAGGATTTGATATTCACTAACTGGAAAAAAACGAGTCGGGAAATTTCAAAGCTTTTGGCAGACGAACACAATATTCAAATATCTCAGATGACTATTCATACTTGGAAAAAACGTATGGATATAGAATGTTCAAAATTGTTGGGGCAGAATAAAGACTATATAAATAAACTTCATGAGTTAGAATTACATACTACTACTAATTTAGTATTAGTACAGCGGGAAATTAACGAGCTGATTTCAAAACTTAAAGGCGATGCTGAATTGGCTATAGATGATAAAGATAAGGTGGAGTCTTATCGGATGTTGATTTCACTATTTAATACGAGTCTTAATAAAATTGCTGTGGCTATGAAAGCTAGAGGTGAAGGGGCTCAGAAGATTGAAATTTCTAAAACCGAAGAAATCAATGTAAACTATAATGATTCCATTCAGGATCAAATTTTGCGGTGGGCAGAAGAACGTGGGTGTGTGGTAAATACAGATACTGGAGAAGTTACGCTTATGGCTCCAGAATTGATAGATATTATAAAAAAGCGTAAAAAGAAGAAGGTGAGTACATGATGAGTGAAGAAAATTTAAAGGCTAAAATAAAAGTTTTAGGCGAACGAGCCCATGCTTTGCATTTAGAACGAGAAACTCTGGAGAGGATTCTCAATGGTTGAAGCTACCTATGTATATGACTTGTGTGAGAAGTGTAAGAAGAAAATTGCAAAATGTAAAACTTGTAAACTCCCTATGTTTACTACTAAAGAATGGGATGAGGAGACTGTAAGTCATGCGAAAGATGGAGGAGATTCTTGGTGAACAGACTATCCATAGCTTTCAGGCTAGGACACAGCTTGACCTTCCTTTCTTCATTGAAAGGTGCCTCGGATACGAAATCGATGAATTCCATAAGGAACAATTAGGTCATTTGTGGGGTAATCGGTTCATTAGGATAATTAGTCCTAGAGGTCATTTGAAGACGACTTTATTTAGTGTGTGCTATATAATTTGGCTTATGTATACTCAGAAGAATGTTAGGATCTGTCTTGTTTCTGCAGGTCTTCAGCAAGCTAAGGATACTTTAGAAATCATAAAAACTCTTATAACAGATAATGAACTTCTAGCACCAGAGTTAATTCCAGTAAATAGGCAGGACTCTTGGTCAAAAATGGAAATAACAACTCGGAATGGTAACGTGATGAAGATTAAGCCTTTTACATCTCGTATCAGGGGAACACACGTGGATTACTTCATATGTGATGATATTCTTAGAGATGAGGAAGTTACGCAAGAGCAAGCTAAAAGACTTTTTTGGAATGTTATCAGCCCTTGTGTTAATACAAGAAAAGGGCAGTTAATAGTCGTCGGAACTCCGATGAAGACAGACGATTTGTTAGCTGAGTTAGGAGAGAAGGAAGGTTGGACTGCTCATGAATATTCTGCAGTTATTATGGATGAGAACGGTAAGTGGGTTAAACCACTTTGGAAAAAAAGGTTCACTCTTGAAGAATTGGAGATGATTAAAAACAACATGGGTTTACTAGAATTTCAAAGAGAGTATCTTTGTAACCCTATGGCTGGGGGAGATTCAATATTCCCTGAGGAAATGATTAAAGACCAAATTCATAACATGCCAGAGCTTAATAAAGCTAGGGAAAAGTGTCTTTATTATCTCGGAGTTGATGTGGCTTTAATGAGGGGGACTTCTGCAGATTTTTCGGTTCTTTCGGTTATTGAAAAGGATGAGCATAATATCTGTCGTCTTGTGAGATTAGAGAGATATAAAGGACAAACTCAGAAGTGGCAAATTCAAAGGATTAAAGAACTCCATGAGAATTTTAACTTCCGTAAGATTGTTATAGAGGATGTTGGGCTTTCTCAAAGTATGGTTCATGATGCTAAGATAGATGAGACTTTAAAATTCACAGTTGATGGGTTTACAACAAATAAGAAAAACAAAGACTGATATGATAATGAAACTCCAGTCGGGGTTTATGAAAAAGCTTTTATTTATACCAAATCACCCTATCCTAATTAAAGAGCTAATGGCTTTTGGAATTAAGAAAGACAATTATGGAAAGGAAACTTGGGAAGGTCTAGGGGCTCATGATGATACTGTAATGAGTTTAGCTTTTGCCTACGATGCAGCAGCTTATGGGTCTGTAGGAGTTGCTAGCTTTGCAATACTATGAGGTTGAGATATGCCGTGTTTAGAATGTGGTGGATATGTTAAAAGAATCAGGGGGCAGTTTGTTGATGATTTCAAGAAGCTTAGATGTACTAGATGTAAAGAGTCTTTCATATTGTCTGGAAACGTCATGATAGTTGTTGAAAGAAGAATCAAAAGACTTAAATGTCAGGAAATACAATTATAAGTTATGAAAAAGAAAACTATTTCCAAAAAATCCACAAAAAAGACTCAAATAAAAAGAAAGAAGAGGGAGATAAAGGGAAAGCCTTTAGAGAATACTTCTATGGTGTTTACTGCATTTCCTGAGGGAAACAAACCTGAAGTAAACTATGCCATGCTTTGGAATTATGTAAAAACAAGTCCAGAGTTAACCAGTATTGTATCAGCTATTTCTGAAGATATTTTATCAGATGGTTGGAAGATAGTTCCTGCAGCTGGTAAAAGTTCAGGGAGGAATAATATAATAGCAGCTGAAAAATTCTTAGAAGAGAACTTTTGCTAAACAAGAGTTTATGAGTTTCTGGATGGATGCGTTAATTACAGGAGATGCATATCTTTGGAAAAGTAAACTAACTCAAATGGATATAGAGAAAGCAGCTAATAGAACATTCCCAAGAACAGTAAAACACTTAGGTGCTACTGAGATGAAGACACTTCAGAAGAAAATATCACGTGAACTTGCAAATGAACTTATCAAGAGTACAGATGAAGATATCGTGAAGACTAGAGCATTTAGAAGTGTAGCTAGTTCAACTATGTTAGCTAAGTGGGATAAATTTGGAAACGTATTGTATTATTCTCAACGAGTAGGACCAGGACCAATGCAGATAGAAAAATTCACACCTGAGGAAATAATCCATTACAGGTACATGAAAGCTGATGGTAAATTTTTTGGGTTCACTCCTATGATCACATTACTTCAGGAAATGAACATTCTAAATCATATTAAAAACTACGCACAGTTTATGTTTGAAAAAGGTGGAGTACCACCGTTTTTATTTATTCTAGAAGAAGAACAACCAAATACCCCAAACTACAAAGCATTTGTACAATCAGTTCAGCAGTATGGTTTGGATACCAATAAACACAAACAAATGGTTGTAACAGGTAAAGTAGATGTCAAACCAATAGGTACGCCAATTAAGGATATGTCTTATCAAGACTTAGCTCAGTATGTTACTAGAGTAATAGTTATGGCTTGGAACATTCCAAGTTCTAGACTTTCTGACTTACTGGTAGCAAAAGGAGCTAAGGGAGCTGTAATGAGTACAGAAGGATACTACAGAAAAATCTCTCACTTACAAGATGTATTTGAAGATTTAATCAACACACAGTTACTAAGTGAATTCAACGTGAAGTTGAGGTTTAACAAATCCTACCTACAAGATGAAGTACGTGAAGTTCAAACTCTTAAAATCAAAGCAGACATCTGTGAACAACTAAAAGGACAGGGATTAGTAAACAATGACTACTGTTGGGACCTGTTAGACATTGATGAGAAATTTAGAGGGAGTGGGAGAGTAGCAAAACCAAAAACAGGGATGTTAAACCAAGATCTAATCAACAACCATCAGACAATGACAGATTCTCCAGACAAATTACAAGAAGATAGGGACAAACAAACTGCAGCTTTAAGGCAAAAACCTTAGTAAAAAGACTTAAATTCTAGCTCAATCAAATAGTTATATAGGTGACAGTATGCCATTCGCTAGTAATATAAGTCTTCCACCACAAGTACAAAAGTTACCTGCTAAAGCGAAGACTATATTTAGGAAAGCCTTTAACGCTTCATTTAAAGAACATGGGGAAGAAACGGCTTTCAAAATAGCGTGGGCAGCCGTTAAGAGGGTTTATAATAAAACCGGAGGTAGATGGGTTATGAAATTCGATAAAGTTTATAGTGAGGGATTTGAAGTAAAAAAAATTGGAGACGATTTCTTTGTTAGTGGTTATTTGAGTACACCACATTTAGATAAGGTAAATGACATTGTTACATGGAAAGCATTAGAATCAATGGCTAGTCAAATAGCAGGTTCTGAGTTACCATTTATGATAGGGTTAGAACATGAGCACGTTTTGGAGGATGCTAGAAACATTCCCATTGCTCAGATTGTTGATTCCAAAATGGACAACAACGGATTATGGATCAATACAAAAGTCAATAAATACCACCCTGGATTTGACGCAATTAAGGGTTCTCTTGAGAACGGATTCTTAAATGCATTTAGTATTGAATTCTCTCCAATAACATGGAGATATGAGGATTTGGATGGACAGTCGATTAGAGTAATTGATGACTTGGAATTTGGTGGAGCAGCTTATACGGGAAAACCAGCTAATCCACATTGTACCTTTACAGATGTTTTAATAAAATCTTTAATGAATGAAGATGTTAAGAAAGTAGTTACAGCAAGAGAGAAATTACGAAAGAAAAAGAAAGAAGGTACAGGAGAATTTTATGCTTTTCCTAGACTTAAGAAACTTCCAATATTTGACGCAGCTCACGTCAGAAATGCAGTAGCAAGGTTTAACCAAACACAGGGTATGACGGCAGAAGAAAAAGCCACTGCTAGACGAAAAATTTTAAGAGCAGCTAAGAAATTTGGAATAGATATTTCAAAGTTTGGGGAGAAAAAAACGACAACGGAGGAGATACGCATGCCAAAAGAAATTAAACAAGAAGAGGCAAAACCTGAAGAGGAAAAGCCTCAAGAATCCACAACAGAGGAAGCGGCAGAAGCGGCTCCAGAAGAAACTGAAGAAAAGCCTACTGAAGAAGCTCCAGCTGAAGAAAAACCTGCAGAAGAGCCAGCAACTGAAGAACCAGCTCCAGCAGAAGAAACTCCAGCCGAAGCTCCTGCAGAAAACGGCGGAACTGAGCCAGCAACTGAACCCTCTGTTGAGGAAGAAGCCAAATCTCTAGGCAAATTACTTGCCACAGAGATTAAATCTAAAGCACGAGAAATAGCATTAAAAGAATTGAGACAAGAGCTTAAGTCTCTAAAACCAGAATCACGTGTTTTAGTAGCAAAAGAACAAAAGTTCGAAAAAAAATCAACTCCTTTCTCTTTCACCACAGCGTGGAAGAATGCAAAGGAAGTAAATTAGGAGGAGATTGAAAATGCACGTAACATTTGGAGGAGTAGATGGAAGTGTTGTTGCGGCAGCGGCATATCAGGCAAGCTTTGGTGACCTTCCCGACAGAACAGTATATAAACATTTTCCGCCAACAAAAGATGCAGTAGGCGGTAGAAACATTGACGCAGTAGTAGAAGGCAAGACTACAAAATTTGAAGTTAAAGCCCTAACAACTGACGCAAATGTCTACGCTACAGGAACATCTTATACTTCAACTAGCGGAAGTTTACCAACGTTACTACCGATATACCTTGACCCAGCAATAACAGATATCACTCGATTTAAGACACCTATGTATAGTGGTGTTTTAAGAAAAGTAACAAATAGAGGACTATACGCAGACTTTAACAAATTGACAGCAAAAGGAGCAGCTGCATTTAAAGTAGAAGACGCAGCTCTAGCAGAAACAGATGACACATACAGCAGAGTAACCAAACCAATTAAATATGCTTACTCAGTTGGAAGAGTCACTGGACCAATGTTAGCAGCTATGAAAGAATATCAGGATGCAATGCGACTAGAGGTGTCAAATAAAAGACAAGCTTTAGCAGAACATTTAGAGAAACAAATCTGCCAGGGTACAGCAAACGATTCATCTGGATTTAATGGATTCGTTGATTGGGTAACCACAAACACAACAGACGCATCAGGAGCAACAATAACAATCCAGAATTTGAGAGATGATGTCAGAATAGTTAGAGAAGCTTACGGAAACGTAGACTTAATCGTAACTGACTATAAGACCTTGGACGATGTAAAATCTTTACTACAAGTTCAGCTAAGGTACGCAGCACCATTAACAACTGTATCATTTGGTATTCAAGCAATTGAGTTTGAAGGAGTACCAATAATTGTATCATTAGGAATGAGTACAACAGCAACATCAAGAGAAATGCATTTCTACGACACAGCGGTATGGGAGTTACGGGTCCTTCAAGATGAAACCATGGAGGAACTCGCAAAAACCAACGATTCGGTAAAGTTCATGGTTAAGTGGTATGGAAACTTAATCTGTAAAGCAGAAAATTGGAACTACCGACATTATGGACTAGCTTAGGAGGCGATGAAATATGACATTATTAACACCAACATTTACTCAAATAGCACCAAACGCAGGCGTAAAGGACTATCTCATTGTAACTGCTGCAACTGCAGCCGCATCCGACACAATTTCAGTATCAGGTAAAATTGGTACAATTGCCGGAATGCATATGTGGAAAGCTGGTAGTGCAATGGCATCGGGGTCATGGAGTTCAACAACAATAACTTTACCATCAACTATGGCAACATCTGCAACATACATTAGAGTCTGGGGAACTGACTAAAAAACTTTCGTGGGGTAGTTTTTAAACCCCACATCAATTATAATTTGGAGGTAGATGAATATGGCAGTAATAGATAATACAGATGTAAATTGGATAGCACCAGGAATGCTAACTGTAAGAGGTCAACTCACTGGAGCTTCTTCAACATACGTAGTGCCA